GCTGCAGGAGGTCGGGGTGTGGGCGTCGGGTCCGCTGGATCTCGAAACGATCAAGAGCGGTGCCGATGCCGGAACGCAATCGCCGATCGGCATGGTCTGGTCGGTGGCGCAGGTTGGTAACGACATCGAGAATGTGGCGGGGGCCGAGGCTTGGCTTCGCGGCGTCCCGGTTTCCTCTCTGGAAATCAACGCCGCGGGCGTCGGCGTGGGTAAGGCGAGGATCTACTCTGGCGGCTTTGACCGGCTCGGCGAACGGAGGCTTTGATGGCGTTCACGCTTGAATCCGGCTTCGGCGTTGCCGGCGCGAACGCGTACGCGAGCGTGGCGTTTTTTCGTGCGCACCATACCGATCGGGGCGTGTCCGGCGTGGATGTCGGGACGCTGACCGATTCGGTGGTCGAGGGCTTGCTTGTCCGCGCGACCGACTACGTCGAGCAGCGTTTCGGCTCGCGATGGATCGGCGTACGGAAGTGGGATTCTCTCCCCGCGCGGTCGGTGCTGTCGATGACGGCGGTTCCTACGGCGGGTGAAACGGTCACGGTTGGGTCTGTGGCGTACACATTCCGGGCTTCGCCCGTGGCGGATACCGACGTCGAAATCATGGCGACGGTGCAGGATTCGCTGCGAACGCTCGCCGGGGTGATGAATCGGGCGGAGAACGCGGATCTGTTCACCGCGGTGGTGGACGATTGGTCCGATACGCTGGCGGTCTACACGGCGTCGTCTGGCGTCGAGACGACCGATGCGGCGGCGGATGCCGGGTTTGACCGCTCGGCGTCGTCTGGGGCGTCTGCCGCCCCGCAGGCGCTCGGTTGGCCGCGGCTGTCGGCGTACGACGCAAATGCCATCGTGATTCGCGGGGTTCCGGATACCCTTCGGCGGGCCGTGGCCGAATACGCGCTGCGGGCAAACTCTGGGGCGCTGCTGGCGGATCGCTCGGTCGATGACTCCGGCTTCTCGGTTTCGCGCAAGCGGGAGAAGGTCGGCCCGATCGAAACGGAGTCTGAATACCGAACGGCTGCCGGCGATTTTCGCCGGTTCCCCTCGATCGATCTGACGATCGCTCCGCTGGTGGTGCCGGGCGGTCGTCTGGTGAGGATGTAGCGGTGGCAGCGTTCGACTACACGGGGCTGATTGCTCTCTCTCGGCGGCTTGTCGAGCGGTTCGGCGTGTCTGGCGTCGCCATCCGCGATGGCGATGGCGAGGATGTCGGCGATGCCGGCTGGCGTGCCGAGGATGGTGGGAACAACGTATCGACGGGCATCGTGGTCGTGATCACGGAACTCGACGCGAAGGCGGAGCCCGATGCGCGGCTGCGGATGACGGATTCGGTGGCGTTGATCGCTCCGCCCGCCGGCGGAGAATCGCTACGGGAATACCATCGGCTGACGGTGGGCGGCGTGACGTATCTCATCGTCGATATGGCGGAGATCTCGCCGGGCGGCTCGGTGGTGCTCTACAAGGCCCGGGTGCGGAGGTAGGCCATGCCGACGACGCGATCACAAGCACGGGATGACATGGTCGGCGTGGCGGTCGCCGCGCTGGCGTCGGTGTCGATCTCTGGCGATCGCGTGCGGTCGGACGCGAAGGGCTCGCCGTCCCGGCCGTCTGGATCTTCGGCGTGGGCGATGGTCCGGATCCGGCACGATGACTCCGAGGTCGCATCGCTCGCCGGTCGCGATGGAACGCGCCGGTTTATTCAGCGCGGATCCCTGATCGTCGATGTCTACGAGAACGGTCGCGACGGTCTGGCGGCTTCGGACGCGTCTACTTCGGCGGTGAAAGCCGCTCTCGACGGCATCCGGACGGAGAACGGCGTTGTGCTCGGCGCGGCTTCGGCGGTGGAGGTCGGCGAAGATTCCCCGTGGTTTCTGACTTCCGTGTCCGCTCGGTTCCGATATGATGAATTTCATTGATCCGCGAAAGGCTCACCTATGGCTCTGAAACTGAACATCGATAGCGACGCAACCGGGCTGTTTCTTGCCGAGGAGGCTTCGGTCGGCGTGTTGCCGGCGGCGGCTTCGACGATCTTTCGGGAGATGGAGCCGAATTCGTATCAATCGTTCGGCGGTCAGGTTGGCTTGACGCCGCGTTCGCCGATCGTCGAGGACCGGCAGCGTCTGGCCGGCGTGGTGACTTCGGTCGATGCGGCGATGGGGATCAATAACGATCTGACGTCGCGTAATATGACCGAGATCCTGCAGGGGTTCCTCTACGCTTCGATCCGGCAGAAGAATCCGCTTGTTCCGACGACGACTGCGACGGATGAATACACGGTGGCGGCCGGCGGCGGCGCGTACGTTGCCGGCGATCTTGTGCTGGCGCGGGATTTCGCGCAGTCTGCGAACAACGGGCTGAAGACGGTTGCTTCATCGACGGCGACCGACGTCACGGTGAACGAGACGCTTGTCGCGTCCGATACGTCTGGCGGAACGATCCGCCGGTGCGGGTTCCAATTCGGATCGGGCGAAGTGGAGATTGTGGTGTCCGGCACGTACCCCGTGCTGAACCGCGCGTCCGGCTCTAAGAACTTCACCGATTTCGGGCTTGTCCCGGGCGAGTGGATCCGCATCGGCGGCGACAACGCCGCGACGCAATTCGCCGGCGCTGGGAACAACGGCTTTGCTCGGGTTCGCTCGGTGACGGCGTCTGTGATCACCTTCGACAAGACGCAGGGCACGATGACAGTGGACGCCGGCGGATCAAAGACGATCCGCGTGTTTTTCGGCACCTTGCTGAAGAACGAGCAGCCTGCCTCGATCGTGACTCGCACCTATCACGGTGAACTCCGGATGGGCTCGAACGACGACTCCGACGAAACCGCGAAGCAGGCGGCGTATGTGAAGGGCGCTTATCCGAACTCGGCGTCTTTCAACATCCAAACCGGCCAGAATGTGACGGTGGATCTCGAATACGTCGGCGTGGATGTCGAGGACATCGACGAGAACGACGCCGGCACGATCAAGTCTGAGGTCGCGGATGTGACGGTGGTCGCGGCGGCGCAGGCGGATGCTTACAACGGCTCCAACGACGCGGCGTATCTGAATCTCCAAACGGTGACGTCGGCGGCGTCGAATCCGACGCCGCTGTTCGCTCATGTGGAAAACGTGACGATCTCGATCGCGAACAATGTGACCATCGAGCAGGCCGTTGGTTCGCAGGTAGGTTTCGTTGGGACGCGTGGCGAGTTTGCGGTGTCTCTTTCGCTGACGGCGTACCTTGTCGATATCGGTGTTTTCGGCTCTGTCCGATCCGGCGTGACGTGCTCGTTCGATATGCATTTCGCTCGCGACAACGCGGGTATTTCGTTCGACATTCCTGTCATCAAACTCGCCGATGCCAGGCCGAACATCGCAAAGGGCTCATCGGTCCGCGTGCCTCTCACTGGCGAGGCTGGCAAGGGGACGCGGGATTCGTCGGCGTACGATCACACCCTTGTGATGATGTTCTGGGATTATCTGCCGGATGCCGCGATGCCCGCGGCGTGATCGGTGGTGTAGGAGGCTGCTATGGGGATTTTCGATACGTTCGGCACGGATACCGATGCCGAGCAGAGTGGTCGGTGGTTTGAGATCGCGCCCGGTGTGCGGTTTCAGCTTCGCCGGCTCGGCGGAGCGAACAAGGCGTTCGAGCGGTTCATCGAGAAGGCTGTGCGAGATCGGTCGTCGGCGTACGAGACGGCTTCGCTCTCGATCGAGGAGAACCGTGCTCTGACGCGCGAGGCGATCGTCACCCTGGCCGTGGTCGGCTGGGAAGGCGTGACGGACGAGGAGGGCGAACCGATCCCGTTCAGCGAGGCGAATCTCCGGATGATCTTCGATTCGCTTCCGGAGGTGTACGGCGTCGTCGAGCGGATCGTGCAGGACTGGCGGCGGTTCAAGCGTGCCGGGGTCGAGAGCGCCGCGGGAAACTGACCGAGGCCGCGGTTTGGTTCGCCCGGTACGGCTCCGCGGCCGATGGCGCTGAGAAGCAATACCGGAATCGTGGCGTTCCTCGGTCGGCGTGGCCGGCTTGGCTTCGCTCGCGACCGGAGGTTCATCCCGGGCTCCGGCTCTATTTCGACGCGTGGAACGATCTTCAGTCTGACCGCTCGGTCGGGATGGGTGTGGGGCCGATCCCGTTTTCATCGTGCGTTCGATACGCTCGGCTCTATGAATTCGATACCGAGCAGACCGGCCGGCTGATATACTTCATTCGTTGCATGGATGCGGCGGTGCTTCCGGTCATGCGTGAGGGCCAATGATGGGCATTCGGGACTTCCAATCACTGCGCGCGAGGCTCGACGATATTCGTCAGGACGCCGCCGACGCCGGCATCCGCGCTTCGAAGCGTGCGGCTCTGGCGGCTCACGCGGTGCTGGTATCCGAGACCCGAATCGATACGTCCAACGCCCGATCGAACTGGATCGTTTCGACGGGTGCGCCGTCCGACGAGCAGCGTGGTCCGTTTGTCCCGGGCGTGGGCGGCTCGACGGTTGCCCCGTCTAC